GAAAACGATATGAGGTTAACCACTCCCCGTCCCATCGTTGCCACTGCGAAGTACGAGGCGACCCAACGACCTCATACTCGTCAGGAGAATAACCCCTGTCCGCAAGAAAGTCACTAAAGTTTGGAAGGTCAGCTAGACCCTCCGTGGTAGCCAGACCCTCGGCACCGTCAAATTCGATAGCTGGACGGAAACCGGTAGGCGCTTCTACCTTTCTTGCTGGTTGCAAGTCATCAAGCATCAGCTTCTATAACATCCGCAAGACTTTGCGCGATGCAAAGACAGCGGCCCTTCTGTGATAGCCAAACCACGCTTAGTAAGCTCCCTAGCCAAACCCTTAGACGACCAAACATCGAATGATTGCAAAGCTTTATCTAAAACTTGTTGATCCTTCTCGTCAACCGAATCATAAATTCGCCCCATCTTGCATCTAGCAGACTTTGACGGTGGAACCATATCTTCAAGCATTTGTTTGCCTTTCCAAAACTAACGCTAAACAAGATTGTCGGCCACACCAGGTAGCGACACGCCCAAGTCTAATAGAGAACGAACGGTAATGGAAGCCCCAGGTTCACGCGCATCGTCATACATTTTATGTGCGCTTATCTTACAAACTAACGAATCGTCTTCCCAGACTCCCGCATCTGTGCAAGAGTCAAAGACCCCTCTAACCAGTTTGTCGATATCGGGCGGGACCGTGGGAAGTGGCCGTCTAGTTGCGGTAACGGATTTCGGGCGAGATAAGAAAAAAACGACACTGAGTTCCGCAGGACCAACAAGCGTAACCCAGTTCGCAGAACCGACAGCATCTGTAGCCGCCTCCCTGACCCTTTTACGCCAAGCCGGAAGCTTTTTAGAGGCCTCAATAAAGCGCCCATGCCCAATCGACTTCTTTGAACCCTGCGGGGCGGCAATGCCGTAAACCTCGAAGAAAAGTTCCACATTCTAGTTTAGAACGGTGCTTCATCGTCGATACTCTTCACGGAACCAAAAACACCGTCAAGAGCCTGCTGGGTATCCTGCGGGTTGCCACCACGACGTTCAACCTTCGACATTTCGCTCGCACGAACGTTCAAGCTGACACCCTTGCTGCCGTCCTTCTTCTCAAACAGTTTCGTCTTTAAACGGCCAACAACAGCAACCTTGTCGCCCTCAGCAAAACCGGCGGGACCAGTAACCGAAAAATAGTCTTTACCGTCAACCTTCCATTCACCCTGATCGTCTTTCAACATCTGGTTGTGGGCAACATCGTAAACAACACCCCACTCAAACTCACGAACACCGTTCACATAACCTTCGAACTTCACATCTACAGCCATTACATTTCCCTTTCTATATGTTCAGGATTAACACAATCCTGTTTACCGCATTTTCTAACCCCAGTCAACACCGGAATACCATCTTCGTCAACCGGGGTGATTTCATCCTCAGCAAAATCGTTATGCCAAGGATGACATTTACCAAGGCTACTATTTACCGTTCTTGCCCTTGTGGCACGACACGACAAACATTTTCTGTTGTTACGGTTGGAGGTTGCCGAGTCCCAACGGAAACCACAACGTTCACACTCAATCCAAGCCACCGACTCATTGTAGGCCTAAACCGTCTGATAACCGATGTTCTGCATAGCCCACCTGTGTCGCGCATCAATACTCATACCATCAGTCTGCTTCGCCAACAAAGCGCAACACTTATCACATTTGGTAATCTTCGATTCATGTGGGATACAAATAGGTTCCGGGTCTGACCGCCAAGAAGCCTCCACAGACCTATCGGCAGCACTCTGATCAAGAGCCATACGGGCGTCACGAGCGCGACCCACAATATGCCTAGGCTCCAAATACTCAACCTTCTCATCCTGGCGAGCCATGATCAGTGCGCGTTGCGCAACAGGCAACGACAAATGACCCAACACACCAGACCAAGCGTTCACCGTCTCCTCAGTAACCCGACGGTTATCAATCGCAGCCACATCAGCCAACAACAACTTTATTTCAGACTTATTCATTGTTTTCCCTTTCCACAGCATCCGCGGTTACAGTTGCCGACTCAAAACACTCTTCATGGTCAAAACCTGAACGCGAATAAAGACCACAAATCGAACACGCTTCACGCATTGTTTTCCCTTTCCATCTCAGCAAGCGCTTCAGCCCTCAACCTGGCAGCAGAAGACCCAGCACCCGCAGACTTTTTCTGAACACGTCCCATCCAATTCTGAAACGTCATATCCCAATCAAGCTTCGCCTTACCCGTAGACCACCAATAAGTCTGAAACTGGTCAACCTCAAACGCCTGATCAACGTCAGGCCACTTGTCATCAAACATCTCAAGCAAACGATCCGAAGGTTTCCAATCTTTAGGGAGCTTAATAGCTCTCTTGTTATCTTCTCTATAGTTGTCTTCTCTTAGTTTTCTTCTTAAGAGTGACCCCTTAGCCACAGTGCTTTGCTCCACAGTGGCTTCAGCCACAGTGCCCGAGGGGTCTCTGGATGGATTCAACTCATAACGGTAACAACCAAGCGTCCCGTCACTGTTTTTTGGCCTGAATACCTGTATCCACTCACCAGTCTCCAATTCCTTCAACGCAGCCCTAAAACCCTTCACACCAAGACCAGTCTCCGCAGTGATTTGCCTCACCCGAATCTCGTATCCAATCTCATGCGATAGCAGATACACCAACAGGAAGTTAGCGTTTACCGACAGGCCAGTGTTCCTCAACCACGCGTTAGGAACAATCGTAAAATTATCGTCAATCGGTAGACGATTCCGAAAAATGCCGCTTTCCACTGTTCTCCCTTTCTAAATACAAATTCCAAGCTACTTTCGCGTTGCGATCACGCGCACCCTCCATGTACCGGCCGGCGTGCAAATACATTAGCCAGCGGCGACGCGCCATGTCCTTTGGCGCTATGGGAGGAAAATAGTTGTGTACCTCACGGTACGAGTAATCGAACCTTTCATCCTGAACTTCCCACATTCGTTTCCCTTTCTAATATGGTTCGTCGAGAAACTCTAGGTCCACCTTCTCTCCCGACGCGGTAAGAACATACCACCGAAACTCAACACCATCAAACACGGCTTTGTCAAAATCTTCCCACTGAGCCAACTTGTGACCCCAAGCACGCGCCAAACTTGCCAACTTGGGATCAGACTCCATGCCACCGTTATACAACCCACAAATCATCATTATGTTGTCAACACGGTCAAGAACCTTTGAACCGCCCATACCCCGTCCTTTACGGTGGTGCGGCTGCAAATCGTCTGTTTGCCCACAATGAAAGCAATGAGTGTCACGCTTTAGCGCCTGAGCAACAATTTTCTTAGGTGTAGCCATTAGCCGAAAGCCTTGTCAGCTCGACCATAATCGTCCTCAAACCTGACCACATCATCTTCATCAATCAAACCTGATGTGACATAAAAGATTTGCATGTTGCCGATACTCGCTGACAAACGGTGAACCTGCTCACGATCAATGTGAATCGAATCACCAGGACCAATAAGGAACATAGTGTCATCGATGATGAGTTCGCCGTTGCCGGCCTCAACAAACCAGAAGTGGGTTTGGTTCTCATGTAAATGTAAAGACGTTCTACGGCCCTCTAAGACAATGAACTGACCCACAGTAAAGTGTTCACCGGTAAACCATTCGATCATGCTGCCCCAAGGTTTTGCCATGCGCTTAGTTTATGCCATCGTAAGTTATCTGCGCGAGCTTACATAAACAGGCCGTAACCGAGCCGGAAGCGCCTTAAACAGTGCAAATAGTGTGCGCTCACACATAAGACAACAAGCCCGTTATACATCTGGTCTTCCCTAAACTATACAAATCGTCAGAAATGCATGCGTACGCCGACAAAGACTAATGTGACTGAGTACGCCGACAAAGAGTGATATTTCGGTAGCGTATAACCTGATAAAACAGGAGCCTAACCCTGCTCTCCAACATCCTCAGAAGTGTCCAACGATTCCAGCCACGCCATGAACTCCTCCTCAGACATCCCGTCATCCAACACCAGGCTCACAACTCATCCTTACACCGACAACCATCAGAAAACCAACCCCCACCACAATCATCACAACGGTCAGACCACACCCTAGTCATAGTTTCATCTCCGCCTGCATAATCTTCGACATTGTGCCCTGAGCCATCATTGCGCTCTCAATGACCCGCAGCTTAGTCCTAATCCGGTTCACCTTAGCCTTCGACAGATCGCGTTGAAAACGAGCGTCAGCGGACTCTAAACGCGCCAACGCTTGCCTGTCAGCAACAGTTCCTTGAGCGTCTAGAAACGCTTGCGACTCAACCCTGTCTAACGCATTGTCCTTCTCAGCAAGCTCCACTTCAGCCTCAAAAAGAGCTTCAACACCCTTACGGTTTATCTGTGTTAGTTCCTGAAGCTCGCTGATGATGTTTGACGGCATCATTTACGGTCGCCATCCTCTCCAACAAAACAGATCGCCAAAATGTAATCTGGTCACTGTCGCCCCTTTTTACTGCTTCCAGATACGCTTGCAGAACTTCCAACACGCTCGCTCGCAGAATCGTCAAGTCCCTCGGCATACTTTTTCACCTCATCCAAAACATTCGCACTAACACCAGCGGCTTTAGCTTCCGTCCATAACAACCTTAGTTCATTAGCAGACTTAGCCTCTTTGGCCTCGGTGATAAAATCTCTCGACGGGTTAGGCACTTTACGCATTTCTTCACGAGAAGCACGCTTGTTACCGTGTAGGCCCATGTTTGCAAGGGCGCGTCCAATACTGCTGGTCTCTGTTACTTCTGCTGCAAACGGGCTGGAACCCTTCTTCTCTGTCGCCCAACCAACCGACTTCGGAAGATTTGTGACCTGTTCGCCCACATCCAAATAAATAAGGCTTTTAAATATCCAGTCATGCTCATCGTGAATTAACTCCGTTACTATCCTGCCGTTCACATGCTCGTCATGGAACTTACGAATCCTGACTTCCACCATCTCATAATCGTTCGGGTTGAACGCCATCAGTTATTTCCTTTCACTACAAGCCAAGGTTTCCCCTGACCTCTCGATTGCCTTTGCGCAACAACAACCTTTTCGCCATTGCGCATTATGTACCCGTACTTTGCGTTACCCATAAGGTCAAGCACAATACTCTTTGCTTCGTTCAGTAAAGCTTCAGACTTGTCAAAATTGTTATTTGCCTCTAAAAGAACGTGACCGAATTTTTTTAAATCGACCTCATCATCCTCAATGTTTGGGTTCATGTAACGCACAGCCTCATACGTGGCCTTGCTTCCATCCCATTCAGGTTTCTCAACGTTCTGCAAATGATTCCAGAAACGTGTGGCGGCAGCGAGTTGTGCGTCAGCCTGGAACTCGTCGAAGTCAACCCAGCGTTCCTCATAGTTCCAACCAGCAACAGCAACGATTACAGCTTTTTTTAGGTGTAACACCGTCATATAGTGCAACACCTGAGCCACATAGTTTGGTGGGCTTTCAGTCCACGATCCGCGTGAAGTTTTAATTTCAACCACAACCCATTCACCAGTCTCCCGATGTTTAGCCAAAGCATCAGGGTTGGCAAGAATGTAATTGTATTTAGGGTGCTGCCATGTGCCTGTCAAGAACACTTCATACTCGGGGTGTTCCTCAGCCCACAACTCCAACACGGGCTGCTCAAACGCTTTACCAAAGCGAATACTCCAACCCGTCAAAGGAGGGTCAGGAATTTGGCCTGTGCGTTTAGCCCACAAAGCAAACGCGGACTCCCACGGGTTGAGGCCCATGATCGTCCCAATCTCGGAACCACCAATACCTCGTGAGCGAAGGTCGTGCCATTCCGCAGACCCAGAATCAAACACGCCAAGATTCAACGCATCGTTGAAAGTTTCTTGGTCAAGAGTTTTGAACTTCTCAATGTTTCTCATAGACTCACCTTATGGCAAACCGGCGACAAATAGAATACGACTACACCGCACTCTACGCAGAGATTGAAGCGGCAGACGATATACCGTGCCGAGACATTCCAGAAATTTTCTTCCCCGACGATCTACCGATGGGGAACCTGCGCAAGCAAGCAACGCAGATGGCAAAAAACCTTTGTTCACAATGTCCTATTCAAGTCAAATGTTTAATGTATGCGGTTGCAAGCAGACAAGAGTTCGGTATTTGGGGCGGCACACTCCCTACAGAACGCTAAGCGTCTTCGTTCTCCTCATCAGCAAACACGCGAATTAGCACGGTTGCGTCTAAAAGAACTTCAGCAAGTTTCCTTGCCTGGCGAATCGTCATCACAAGCGCTTGACCATTCTCAATGACATCCCACATGATGTCTGACCGAATAATCAGCTCATCATTCACACGTTCAACGTCGTACATTTTTACCCCTTCACCAAATAAGCGATCACAACAATCAAAGCGGCAGTGCTAGTAGCAAAAAACACTAAAGCACTAACAAGGACTTTTAGTTCAGCCCTTTGAATCCAAACACCTCTAGGGTGTATAAAAGTTGCTCTTTTTTTCATGGCGTCAGTAAATCACACACGACTGACAAACACAAGGATTGACACCTTAAAGCTGTAGCATAATGTTATGCAGGAAATGACTAAAGCGCACCTATCGTTACATTCGCTTGCGCTGATCGCTGATATGCGCGACCTTGAACTGTCACGGCTTCAAATGGTGACAGAAGTTCTACGAGACAAAGTACGTGAAGAACATGCTGCCGGAATGACTGTCAGCAAACTTGCCAAAGTTTCTAACGTGACCAGGCGAACCATACGCCAATGGATTGAATAGAAAAACCCCCCGAAACGTGTGTACCGCGTCGGGGGGCTTTCCAGAAAGGAAACAAATGAACAATGCAACTATAGCATCATTGGCAGCTTTCGCACAACATTGCTTCCGCCGGGTCGATTGGGCAAACAATCCCATCAACGATTTCTACTTGTTCCACAATCCCGCCTCCTGTCATGATAAGTCTTCCTTATCGTATGTGAGAACTGAAGTCAGGAGGGACATCAGACCGGCCAGGAGCGACACTGAGGCGACTTGAATCCAGTCAACCTCAAGGATGCCCGCACCGGCAACAAGAGCTGCCAAAGCGACTTGAGCAACCGTTTTCACGGCACGCTCCAACGCAAAATCCCAATACTTCTTCCACTTATCCATCTTGATTCTCCTTAATTGATTTGTCTTCCCACACTGCCGCGAAACAGTATGAGGTTGTTATCAGAGTTACTAACGCTACACCACCCGTTATCAGGTCGCTAGTCGCACTGTCGTTGTTCATCAAGACTGCTACGGAACCGCTGAGAAGCATGAGTGAGCCAAGAGTAAAGGCAGCGAAAATGTAGCGCCTACGAATCTTCCATGACGGTTTCATGTGAGGATCGCCACCATCGGGCTAATGATTGCGGCCAAGAACCCGAAGATTCCGATTACCTGCCACATTCGGCGCTCCAACGCCCTAATCCGCAATTCATGATCGTCAATCTTTGCTTCCGAGTCGGGCAAAGAATTCGCAATCTTTTCTAACAGTCGGCCTTGCCGTTGCACTTCTAAATAAATGTCGCGCATTGATACCTTTACGCCAGCGGTTTCCAAATGCTCGTCGGTCACAGTGAACCCTCATTTAGTTTGCGTTGAATCGTTGACCAGGTTCCGCGCCCCCACACACCATCCGCAGTTACGCCTATACGGGCTTGTACGGCCTTACGGGTCGCCAAATCGAGTAACCCGGTCTGTGGTGTACCAACCCAAGCTTGAATGGCCTTATAGGTCATAGAGCCGGGTGCGCCGTCAACGCGTCCCGTGTAAAACTTTTGCTCCTGCAACCATGTTTGCCATTGCTTCCACGTCGGCTTATCACCCCAACCAGACACTTTTAATGTGGATACTGAAGCGTTGCCGTTTAGGTAAGGTGTCGGATCAACGTCTGTGCCCCATGCTGCCTTTTTGCGAACCTCAAAATGTAGGTGATTGCCTGTGCTAGAGCCGGTCGTCCCGGACGAATATATGAACGTGCCGGTTTCGACCCGCTGACCAACCT